GCGATTTGTGACGTGATCTCCCAATTTAGGGCTACACGAACATTTTCCCTGTTGTTACAGTGACGTTTTACACCGGACGTTAGGTGGTTCTAGTCTATAAGCGACAAACCTTTGTTATTTACCCATAACTGGGATTATCGTCCGCCAGAACGACAACATGATATGTATATACCCATATCGGTCTATTGTTAACTGAGTTTGTTCTCAGACCGAAGTGATTCTGATGGTACCTCCATAAGCGGCGTCATTTGGGCCAGAATTATAGATGGCAAACATTCTCACTCTGATGATGTCTGTTTCTTTTAAAGCTAAACAGTAGTTAGCAGTGCATTGCACATACTGTGCGTTGAAACCAGGGCCTGCGGTAGCGTTTGGATATTGAGCGTTACCATTTAAATAGAGCGTGCAACCGTAATTGGTTATTCCGTTGACGCTAGAAGTTCTATTTATGTAACAGTTTAGATCAATATTGTAATTACCTGTTGGAATCGTTAGATCTCCGGCGTTGTTTATTACTCCCAAACCATTGCAACGTTGGAAATTGCTGGAACTGATGCCCCCGAAATCGATAGTCTTGTAGGTTCCGGATGAGTCTAAGACAGCTCCACTTACGTTAGTTAGGAATGAACAGGCATTGTTTGTTGGCGCACCTTGGTTGGTGAGAACGACTCTGTTGTAAAGTCTGCACTTGTATCTCACGAATAGCCTGCAAATGTTGAAGTCCGTTGGCGACAGGCCTTCACAAGTTACGTAAAGGTTGCCGACATCGTATGTCTTGATATCAGTATTACCGGGTAACATCCCTGTTCTCACGTACATTGCTGTAGTTTGGGTGAGATCGGATCTGGTACTCTTGATTCTGAGAGGTAGACATGGTAAATTTGCATTGTAGGGCTTGAGCGATAGGGTTGCGGTTTGCGAAGCGGGCGCTGGAAGCGCTGGATTGTAGTTGATTGCAAGGGCTGTTTCACCTTGTTGACCACCTTGAGCGTATTCACTGACTAAAGGAACAGTGAAGAACTCAAGTTCCTCGAACATGTATTTTTCATAAACCTTAGCTTCCTGGGACAATATCGGAAACAAATTGGCTTGTCCTGGATTTATACCATACTGGGCACAAATGTGAAAATCGATGGTTCCATCTGATGCTATCACACCCACTGGTTCTTCCTTGTCTATTAAAATACCCCTATCTTGACCGCTTCTTCCTTTGTTAAACATGCTAAAGTTGGTGTTGATGTTCACCTCTTTCTTTCTCCTACTCTTCATAGTTTGGTTCATGTTGTTAACATTACCTCTTCTTATTGCATTGGCAAGAGGTTTTAAGATGCTGATTACAGCTTTTGATTTCCCGTTGCCTCCGGTGGGTTTTCTCCCCTGACGATTGTTGTTGTTAAGTTTTCTAGATGCGATTAAGTTTCTCTAAGCGTCACTGCCTGGATTCTCCGGTCCTTTGCGGATGGATACTGCCATTTCATGACGATGCAAGAGCGAAAACAGACTGCAAATCTGTTTTCTAATTACGGGGGGGGGTAAAAATGGTTACCCCGCCTAACAACAACTGGATCCCCACACCTAGTTAGGGGGATCCAATCCATAGTCCTTTTCTATTGCGACTTGCACGAGGTCGGACGAATAGGTAAAAGGATACTGTTCTTTTGGTACTTCTGAGAGCTTTTCGAAGAACTGGTCCACAAGGTCCCAGCTTAAGCCATATCTTGTTTCGTAAGCTGTAGCTATGGTATCAGGCAACACCTCATAGTCTCCCGAGATTCTGGGCGCTCCATAGTGACTAGCCACATATGGTGATAATCCAGGGGATGCCATCGCGAGTAAGGATTTGTAGAGTCTTTTGAAACCAGGAATGTTTATCATGTTTCCTTTTCCTCTGATTTGCATCAAAAAAGAGTCTACTGCGATCTGTTGGTCGGTCTTGATCTTGGAGAGTGGAACTATCAAGCGAGGTGGGGTAAGAAATTTGCCGAGTTTAGCGAGGCAACTCAGCAGTGGGAGAGCGACTATTCCATCCTCTTGAACGATGAATATAGTCTTGAGAAACTCCTCTCCTGTGCGAATGTCTTGGATGGATGCTTTGGGTAGGAATCCGCTGGAATACTGGAGATACAATGGAATGAATTCAAATGGGTCAAAGTCGAATTGGATCGCTTTCTCTAAGGCACAAGCGTAGTTCAACGCAGTAGTAAAAGTGTTTGAGACACTAGTTTCTACGCAGCCGGTGTTGAGCCCGACTGGTTTTACGGTAAACTTTTCTTTACTATTTGGGTGGAACATGACAACTGGTGATTTAGCTGCTACACGGAGCATGTTGATCTTGTCTTCGTTCCAGGACGTGGTGAAGGTATCTCTGAAGGTTTCATGGTGTTCGGTATGCTGGGTGGAATCATATCTCGAAAAATCACAACACAAAGAAGCATATTCGTGGAGAAGCGCAGAGTCGTCTCCCAACACTTTAAGGAAAAAGTGAGGAACGTCTCCACACCCCAACTCCATGTTGTCTTGGGTGATCTTGGCGATTTGGTGTGACTGCATGCCAGTAGCATATAGGATATGCAAGGTATACTTAGGCGAGCGGGATAAGTTGGTGTAACCATTGAATGTTTTCTTCATGGCATTACTGATTGAAGCAATCGTTGGAGCGACATTAACGACATAAGAATTATCATAAGCGATGATTGTTCTCATCATTTCCTTCATGATCACTTCGTCGTACTTCAATTGCAATGTGGCTTTGTATTCAATGTTCCCGTCTTCTTGAAACTGTTTCCAGGCTTTGTGGTACATTTCTTTTTTCTTACCGTGGTTCGGCTGGTTTATCCAATCTTCGGTTAAGACTTCTTCCATGTGGAACTTATGCTTCCAGAATCTGGCCATTGAATGCGTCTCCTTGATGGTACTGTTTGGCAGCACGGGTAGGGGCATGGCTTGTAGGTTTCTTTTGATGGTTGCACTCATTAGGTTGTTCCCATTTTTGACTCCAGCACAATTACTGCTGGCTATAGTACAGGATACATGGACTGGATTTCTTTCTTCTTCACTATTGTCATCGAGCATTTGACGGATGAATTCTTTGTCTTTCAAATGGTCAGGAATAGTGATCGGTTCAGATTGTGGAAATCTTGGATAAGTAGGGTCGTGGTGAATGATGTTGAACTCTGAAGCTGCAGGTTCTCTCTTGTCATAGACTAGTCTAATTGAGCGTTCATGTCTTTCGATCTCCTTAGCTTTAAATTTGGAAAAAGTATTCCAACCATAATGCCAAGCAAGTCTAATCGGTAACGTTGCTAGTCTCGCCCAAAAGGGAAGCAGTTCATGCCAATTGTGGAACAGAATTCTTGTTATAGCGCCGAAAGCGGTTAACCTCGATTCTCTGTAGTCGGTAATGAGTTCTTTGATAGTAATTACTAGACCTAGACCTGGTATACATTTAAGTAATTCCTCAAGGAAGATAGAGGATCTATCATTCATCCATGTGAACGCTTTCATGAGCATGGGAGGGCTGTTGCCAAATAAACAAATTATGCCCGATTCGAAGAACCCGCGCAATGGTTCCCAGATTCCTTTAGTAAATCCGAGGTAACGCAGGTTGTCGAAAGCTTCTTTTGCTACTTCAAACGCTTCGACGGGTAGAATCCAACGAGCTATTGTCTTAAGATAAGACCACAAATTCCCGTGTTTACGTAATTCTATCATCGCTTTGGTGTTGTCGTGTTGAAGATTAAGAATATCAAAGTTGAGTCCCATGATTTCGAAAAGATTTGTTTGTTTGAGTCTGGCGGCATGGAAAAGCGCAGCTATAATCTCCGCCGAGTCTGGTTTCTCGAAGACTGAATTAGCTGATTTACTCCACCACTTGTGGAATTCGTTGAGGTAAGCAACGACGGTGAAGTTGGTCATGTTCTTCCCTCCTAACCAGTTTTGTGCAAACGTCAATACGTAGCCAGGTATTAAGATTTTCTTCTTTATATTGCTACGACTGATGTCTACACTAAGGGGCTGGGGATCGAATAATTTACTGGAGGGCGCAAAAGTGTACTTGTTGAATATCATGACATTTTCTCCTTGAGGCACCAATTTATTAGGATAGGTGACTGTCTGGTAGGAACCGAGATGCGGGTAGGCCAATACGATAAATCCCCCTTCGAGTCTACAGGCGTAGTCGAACTGTGGATTGTATTCTACTGGTTCTGGCATCCAAATGTTAAGTATCTTGTCTGTCCACTCGGTCATTATGTTGACGGTGTCTGGTACGGATTGAGGCACAATAACGCGTCCGATTAACGGATCGACGCAGGTGACTGGAATGTTCTGGAGAAATAGAGATTGTCTAGCATATTGTATCTGGTCTTCAAACTTGGACATCAACGAAGAGTGCTTATACGCGTGATCGCCTTCAAAAAGCGCGACTGAAGCCATATAATTACTTCCGTTTGGTCCTGTAAGCCTGATCTCGACACGGTCTTTAATTGCTACATATTTCTTGATTCCTAATTCTCCAATTTTCTGGGTTCTAGCTCTGATGTGCTTGGTTCTATTGACAAGGTGGTCTGGCACGGTTTCTCTGTTACGTGTCCCGATAACTTTCAAATCATTAATGACGACACTACTTGCTTGTTGGAAAACTGGTTTGAGTTTCTGCTTTAGTATCTTGTCCTTAAGACTGCCTGGTTTTGGCGGGAGCGGTGGCGGCATTTGCGGAGGTGCGGTTGGCGTTAACGATGCGTACTCTTCGTCCTCTAAGTCAAGAACTGGATTCCAATCGTCTTCAAAGTCATCGTCGCTGTCCGATTTCTTTTCTACGATTTCTATGATGTCGTCCTTGTCGTTTCCCATTCCGCCCTTCATTCTGTGTTGGACTTTTGCGTGGTATCCTAAACAGATTAATTCGACAGTATCAGATAGGGACTCGTAGGCCTTACCGTCTACGGTCCAATATACTTGGTCTATCTTCTTGTCTTTCAAGATCTTGTTCATCTGGTGCTTTAGCTCTCTTCTTACTTTGATTCTGTAACCTTCACTGGGGTGACTGGTACATTTGCACATGTGGTTAACTATGAAAGTATCACACTCGTGGCATCTCTCGACTTTCCACTCTATTGGATTACTCTTCACTTTCTTAGCACATTCTTTCTCAAATTTTCTGAGCTTAGAGTCAAGCTTCCTCGTTGCACGCCTAGTGCGAGGCTCGCTTTTCAGGACATAGGATTCTGTTCCAAAGTTGTCACTGAACCAGGAGTCTAACTCATGATCATTATCATGGTCGAATAGACTTGGTATAACTTCAGTGGGTTCACAATTAGGGCTGTCTTGGTGGCCGATATTTGTTTCTATACCCCTGGAATGGTTACCGGGGTCGCTGATTTCTCTTTCTATGTACTCTTCACGTGCATGAACTATATCAGAATTACCAATAATTTCCCCTTTCTCGTTCGTGGAAACAATATTAGTATTAGACTGACGTCCATTATGTTGAAGACCGCATAGAACTTTACTTTCTGCAATTGAAGTTAAGTTGTTGTTCATACGAGTTTAAAACTCAAGCGGTTGTGCTTGACCACGGGGTCTTTCCGACTGGCATGACGTGCTAAACAGTTTACCTAGTTAACCTATACTTTTTGGACTGCGTATGTCTATTAAGATGATACTCAGCAGTTGATATGAAAATAAGTTTGTAGATTCTGTTGTCACACGTTATGATCCCGGTGGTGTGTCTGTGAGGGTTTAAGCTCCCAGACCATCCCCCCTTTCGCACTGGAGGATGCCATATGGCCACATCTTCGTGTGGTTCATATGGAATTTACGTGGATCACGGCTAAGGACTTATCCTTCGCCCC